ACTAATAACTATTTAGGTATTGGACAAACTGGTACACCAACTGCACCCTTAGATATTCATAATGGCACAGTAGGGGTACAAATACAATTAAACGCTACCAGTACTAATAATAGTACTATTGCATTTCAAAATGCTAACATTGGAAAATGGAGAGTAGGTAATTTATATTCATCTGGATCTAACTTATTTCACATTTATAATAATACTGCTGCAAATAACGCTTTAACTATTAATGCGTCAAATGCAGCTACTTTTGCAGATAGTTTAACTGCTAATAGTTTAATAAAGTCTGGTGGTACATCAAGCCAATTTTTAAAGGCTGATGGATCAGTAGATAGTAGTAGTTATATTACTTTAACATCATTAAGTGCAACTAGTCCAGTGCAATATAATAGCAGCACTGGTGCATTTAGCATTTTACAAAGTGGTGCTAGTCAGTCTGGATATTTATCCAGTACTGATTGGAATACATTTAACAGCAAAGCTAGTTTATCTGCTTTTAGTGCAACTACTCCACTATCTTATAATAGTGGTACTGGTGCATTTTCAATTCAAGTGGCTAACACTGGTCAAAGTGGTTATTTAACTAACACTGATTGGAATACATTTAATAGTAAACAAGCTGCATTAAGTTTTGGTAACTTAACTGAAACATCAAGCAGCGTTTTAACTATTGCTGGTGGAACTGGTGCAGTAATTGGATCTGGTACTACAATAGCTGTAAAACAAGCTAATAGTACACAGTCTGGATATTTATCCAGTACTGATTGGAATACTTTTAATAATAAGCAACCACAAATAAACGGAACTGGTTTTGTAAAAGCTAGTGGAACGACAATAAGCTACGATAATAGTACCTATTATTTAGCGTCTAACCCTAGTGGATATATTACACTTGCAAGTTTATCTGGTACTACTCCAATAACATATAATAGTGGTACTGGTGCAATTAGTATTGCACAATCTGGTACAAGTACAAGTGGATATTTAAGCAGTACGGATTGGAATACATTTAATGGTAAAGCAAGTTTATCTGCTTTTAGTGCTTCGCCACCATTAAGTTATAATAGTGGTACTGGTGCATTTAGCATAACTCAATCAAGTGGATCTACAAATGGTTATTTATCTAGTACTGATTGGACTACATTTAACAATAAGCAAAGTGCTTTAACTAACCCTATTACTGGTACTGGTACAAGTGGATATTTACCTAAATTTAATGGTACAACAAGTTTAACTAATAGTATTATTCAAGATAATGGTAGTACTGTTACAATTAGTGGACTAGCAACATCATATGGTTTTACTGCATTAGGTGGAACTACTGGTGGTTTTATTGGTTTTAATGTTCAAAATAGTTTATCTGGTGCTGCACAAATAGGAATGTCTAATTCTAGTCAAAACTGGATAATAAACACACGTACAGATAATAATTTTGGAATATATAATGCTACATCAAACAATACACCATTATTAATTAATACAAGTGGTGCTGCAACTTTTGCAAGTACAGCAAATATAGGTGCAAGTACAGCAAGTGGTACTGTATTATATATTTCAAATACTACAAATACAAGACAAATTCAAGCTGGTTATAGTGCTGGTGGTGGTTATAATTTTTTCCAATGTTATGACGGAAGTAATTTTCAACAATTAACAATAAATAATACTATTACTGCATTAGGAAATGGTGGTGTTAATATAGGATCTCAAACTGGTAATTCTGGTTCACAATTTTGTGTAACAACAGATGGATCTCACGCACAACAAATTGAAGCAATTTCAACTGGTGGTAATAAATCAGTTTATATAAAAGCAGTAAATAGTGGTACAAGTATAATATCAAGTAACTACATTAGTGGTGGTCCGTATTTACCATTAGGAATTTCTGCAAGAGAAACAGCAAGTGATTTAATTGCATTAGCAGACGGTACTATTGCAATTCACGCTTCAAGTAGTAATAGTCAAGGTACATTTCAAAATACTGGTCAAACTTTTACTGGTGGTTTAGGTATTGGTGGTTTAACATTTAGCACAAATACAACTGCTACCGTAAATACAAGTTTTTATTTCTTTAATGGTGGTGCTGGTGTAACATTAACACTACCAGATACCAACGGACAAAGTATGATTTATTATATTAAAAATTATTCTGCTAGTCCTTTGACTATTGGACGTACTGGATCAAATACATTTATTGCTGCTGGAACTATTACAACTGTAACAAGTTTAACATTAGCAACTGGTGTAAGTACTACTATAATTGGAAACGGAACTACTAACTACATTCAAATACAATAATATGAAACAAATACAACCAGTAGGTATATGGTTTAATGGTGCAATAGTTAATGCTAACTATTTAAACTTAGTATCTTCAAGCGATAACCTTACAACAAGTGCTACATTTTATTATGTATTATATGCAAATGAAATGGATATGCAAGGCAATGCCCTTGCTAATGGCAGTTTAACTATGGACGGATTTGACTACGAAGCGTATTCAACAAGTCCAGATAGTAACGGATATGCATATACTTGGGCGTCTGGAAAATTAAATTTAACTTTATTGTAAATTTTAAATTAATACAACTATGGAAAAAAAACAAGCATTAGAAATTCTTAAATCAGTAGTTGATGCAGCTATTAAAAGAGGTCTTTTTGAAAACGTTGAAAGCGTTACGGCAGTTAATACCGCTTTATTAGTGCTAAACGAAGAAGCAAAAGAAAATGACGCACAATAATTACGATATGACGAGCATAAGAGGCACTGCACTAACTATTTTAGCTAGTGCAGTTAGCCTATTTGATATTGAGCAAATGACTAAAATAGGTGTAATGGGTATTGGTATAATATCTGGTGTTACTACTATTGTATATAATATTCAAAAAATTAAAAAACTTAAAGACAATGAAAAACGCTAAAACTACAATATTTGGTTTATTAGCTGCCATTGGTGGTTATTTCGCTACTTCTGGAACTGGTAAGCTACAAACAGCTGGTCAATTAGTAGCTACTATTAGTACTTTTTTATTAGGTGCTAGTGCAAGTGATGCAACAAAACAGTAAAGATGACTAAAAATAAAAAAATTGCACTAGGAATTGGTGCTATAATTATTTTATATATGCTTAGAAACAAAATAGCTAAAAGTCTAACTAATACAAGTTTTGGACTTTTAAGTGATCAATTTTTTAATTTTATTGGTGGGTTAGAGGGATTTGAGCCAGTTGCCAAACCTGATTTTAAACAATGGTCAGTAGGTTATGGATCAGGTTATAACTGGGATGAGAATAGGCCAGTACAAAAAGGTGATGTAGTAACAAAAGACACAGCTAAAAGATGGTTATTATTGGAAGCACAAAAAGAATACGATAAAGTTAGATCATTGGTAAAAGTACCTATTAGTGATAATCAGTTAATAGCTTTATCATCATTTGCTTATAATGTAGGGGATAGTGGATTTGCTACCAGTACTTTACTTAAGTTACTAAATAGTGGTGCTGATGATGCTACTGTGGCTGCACAGTTTGATCGCTGGATATATTCAGGTGGTCAAGTTAATACTGGACTACAAAAAAGACGAGCAGCGGAAAAACAACTCTTTCTTTCATAGGTGTATGGATTTATGGTTGCAAGTAAAAGCGAGGGGAATATTTATTCCCCTTTTTTTATGTATATACGTTCTACGAAAAACTTAGTAGATTTATCATATAAGTTATAATAATTGGCATTAATACTTTCTGCAAATAATCTAAAAGTATTTAGATTAGATATATTACGGTACTTTCTAGGCTTATCATTTGGATCTTGCATAAATACAATAGCTGTAAATAGTTTTTTAGCCATTTTAAAGGGGTTTATCGTTAATCTTAAAGTATCTGCCAGTATCATCACTAAAAGCCTTTATTTTACGTTTAAGGCACAAATGACTAACTGCCCTAAGTACTTGCATACGATCCAATTTAGTTATGTCATAAATATCTTGTAAACTAACTGCTTTACGTTGTAAAATAATTAAATAAATTCTTGTTTTGTTTGTCATTTTTTTGTATATCTTTGTGGTGAAAAAAGTTAAATCCTTGTGGGTTTATTGTCAGTAAGCAGTCCAGTTTGTTAAATTCTGGGCTGCTTTTTTTTACTGACATACTAACCACTAGTGCATTTTTCTAATTAAATACCAAAATAAATTTTTTACTATTTCGTATGCTATTATTATTAAAATTATTTTCATCTTATTCTGCTTTGATTTATTAGATGTTCAACCAGTGTTATAATTGCTATTATAATTCCGTAAATAATAGCTAATGGTAATAATATAAATATTAAATATAAGTGTTTAAATATCCTTTCCATTATACAATAATTTAAAATATAAATCTTGATCTTTTGCACTACTTGAGTGACAATCACTATAACCAATTATATAAGCATTTTTAATTTGCTGTTTTTCTTTTTCAAGATAAGGTTCTATTTCTTTTAGAATATTATATGTATTCATTAAACTAAATTTTGTAGCATTTTTTTGTATATGCTGTATTAATTCTTCCATTGCTGTTTTCATATTGTTTTATTTAAAGGTTAAAAAAGTTATCGAGTAAAATATTTATTATCTGCACCTTTTAATATCCATCCTTTACTGATCCATATTTTTATTAAATTCTTTGCATAGGCTTTACTGGTGGCTGTTCTTTCTACAATATCACTAATAATATCATTATAACTACTTTTAGATACTACTACTATATTACAAAGTGATCTACTTTCCAATTCATTTAAGTCACTAGCTTTTTTACCAGTTTCCTTTTTTGTTTCTGTTTCTACTTGCTGGAATACGCCATTAAAATTTATTAAAGTTATAGGATCAAAGTCCATATCACTACGCATAAACCTACTGGTTAATACATAGGTATTCCTTTCTTTGTCTTTAACTATATCTAGTGTAGATTGTGCAAACCTATCACTTGCTGATCCTATATGCCCAGTAGTACTAAGATTACTTTTAGATTGATGTAATACAGTTATTAATAGCACGTTATATACTTTAGTTATTTTTTTTAACCATTTAGTAAGCAAACTACTTTCACGTTCATCATTATAATTTACTAATAGATCAAGTAAACCGTCTATGATAATTACGCTACATTCAGGATTTTCACTAAGATAAGTTTCTATCATTTTACGTATTATGCCGCTGCCATCTTCTCTAACTTGATAAGCATTAAACCATTCAGGCAATGATGTCAATTCTGCAAATCCCTTTATTTTATTAATCTGCCTATAAAAGTCATAATCACTACTTTCCGTATCAAAATAGCATATCTTTCTACGATCCTTTGGCAAATGTATTTTCATTGTAAAAATATCATAAGGCACAAAGGCACTAGCTACTATTGCAGCGACAAAACTCGACTTTCCAGCTTTCGGCAAACCACTAAGAGTGAGGAAATTTTCTAATGATCCCACCGCACGTGCTGGGTTTCCTATTGTAAAAACAATATCCTCTTTATTCGGTATGTAGTTTGGATTGTATTGACGTTTTGCAAGTAGTTCGGTAATTGTTAGTTTATTGTCAGTATTTTCCATTTACCAATTTTGCAGCAATCCAGCTATATATAAAGCTATTAAAATTATTATTAAACTTTGTCCGTTACGGCTGAACAATAGCCAGTGTATTACTTTGATCATCTTGCAAGTTTTTAGTTTTTTGTTCTAATAAGTGTATTAAATCAAGAGCATCGTGAATAGCTGTTTCCATTATCTTAGTAGCTTCTAATTCGCCTAAGTGATCACCAGCAATAGAGCAATATGTTTTATAAAGTTCTAGTGCATAATATTCTAATTTAGAAAGGCCAGTTGCTGGGAAAGCTAATTGGCCAAAATTGTTTTGTACTGGTGTGGCTGGGAAAGCATTAGTTAAAGCGTAATTCATAGGTTATTTTGTTAAATAGTCAATATGTGCTTTTGCACTGGTTAAAGTTTTATGGAAACTATTATCAATAGACACAACAAATTCTTTACCAACTTCAAAAATAATATAACCTAAGTAGTATATTTTTCTCATCTTATATATTTTTTAAGTGTTGAGAATAAGCAGCTATATCACGATTATATTGATCAATAGCATCATCCAATAAATTAGATAATTCATTCGGCAAATCAAATGGCAACATTTCATTTGTTATCCATATCATTTGCTCAAATCCCTCATTGTTAGTACACGCAAATAAAATTTTGACGTTCCTAAAATTTTTAAAAGAATTAATTAATTCAAGGGTTTCTTTTTTTGTTTGGAGTTTTTTGATTTCCAATAGCACTGCATCGGTGCTGGATAGATTTTTTTGCATTGGGTTTATTTTATGTCAGTAAAATATTTACCAGTGCAATTTAGAAAACTTTTTCAAACCAACAAATATATTTTGCAATATATTAGTTTAAAGGTGAAAAAAGTTAGATATTAACATAGGTTTTTAGGGGTATATGAATTGTATCTTCGCCCACATAAAGTGGGCCGAAGATACAATTTTACATTCGTAACATTGCATATTTACCCCTACATTTTATCCACATTTTAAAAAATGTTAAAATTTGTGCTTTTTGTACGTTTTTTTTCGTAATTTTATGTTAATTATAAGTTTATGAACAAAAAGTGGTGGATTATCCCAGCTTTATTTGTAGGATATGTACTTTATGAAAAATACGTGCTAAGTCAAACTTTTAACGTATTTTTCAAAGATTTGGATTTTTCAAATTTATCATTAACTAACCCCACTGTTAATTTAGTAGTACAAGTTAATAACCCTACGCCAGTAACGGCAGAAATTCAACTAATAAAAGGTGATCTAGTTGTGGATGGTGCAACGGTTGGTACTGTTTTAGGTATTACGCCAACAACTTTGCAAACTGGATCTAGTGATTTAAAAATACCAGTAACATTATCTTATGCTGGTGTTGCTGAATTATTGAATAAATATCAAAGTACTAACTTTAACTATAAATTTACTGGAACTATTATGATTGATTATATTAGTTTACCCTTAAATTTTGGCTATCCTACAAATGGTTAATAGAGATTTATTAATAGGAAAGGTTAGTCCTTTTTTGGGAAAAAAGGAAATGCTGGTTGCAAATCAAGATACAGTTGATATTATTGATGCCTTAATTAGCAATCACTATAAGTATTCAAAAGAATACGATAAGATCTTTTCTTATTTTGATGGTGGAAATGTAGAGGAAACAGCATTTAATGTTTGGCAATTTTTAAAGGATCAATTTAAATATACTATTGAGCCTGAAAAAATGCAAATATTAAGATCACCAGCTGCAATATTTGCTAGTAATATGGTAGGTATTGACTGTAAAGGTTATGCAACATTTGCAAATGGTATTATGGATGCTTATCGTAGAAACACTGGGAAAAACTTTGATGTATATTATCGTTTTGCATCTTATGATCCATACGATAAAACTCCACAACACGTTTTTGCAGTAGTAAAAGAAAAAGGCGTTGAGTTTTGGATTGATCCAGTACTAGATCAGTTTGATGAAAAAAAACAACCTTATTATTATAAAGATAAAAAAATAAAAAATATGGCACTAGTAGCAATGTCAGGAATAGGTAACAGAATGGGTGATGATAGTTCATCATTTGATACATCAATGTTTGATACAACTATTGATCCTAGTTTACCACAAAATGACTTTAGTTTTTACAGTGATCAAATTAGTACTGGTGATCAATATTTAAATCAAGATGGTGGTTTAACTTATTCTGGTGGTCAATATTATGATCAAAGCGGTAATTTAATTGATCAATCAGGTAATTTACCAACAAATGTTACTGCACCAACTGTATCTAGTACAAGTACTAGTTGGTTTGATAAATTTTTTGGATCAAATGCAGCTGATATTTTAAAAGCATACAATCCACAAAAAATTCAAAATACTATTGCACCTAGTGCAATAAGTCCAAATGCAAGTAAAAATACTCCAACTAGTACTGGTATTAGTACAAATACTATATTTTTAATTGGTGCGGCTGGTTTAGCGATTTACTATTTAACAAAGAAAAAGTAATAGTGAATAACATTAATAAAATAGCAAATCAAATAGGTGCATTAGCACAAACTGCACCTAGTGCTGGTTTAACTGCATTTACTGCTATTAGTAAAGGGGGTTTAGATCCAGCAGCAGATGTAGCCGCTGTTTTGTCTTCTGCTGCATTTGTTAGTGATCTTTGGAATCAGTGGACTAGTCATCCAGCTGCGGATGCTCGTGATTTTATTGCTAATTTAAAGCCAAAATTAGCTATTGCAGATCCTTATAATAGATTAGTTCAGGTTATGGCTGGTGATACTAAAATATCACACAGAGCAAAGGATGTTTCTGCAAAAGAATTAGTTTTATGGTATAGACAAAACTATCCTAATGATTATATGACTTTAACGCCTGATCAAAAATTATTTTTTAATAAATATTTGGTTACTGCTGCAAGTCAAGCTACTGATGTTAATCAGGCTAGTACTGATTATAGAAATTCAGCTTTCACTAATACTGAAATTAATTATAACGCAACTCCTATACAAACAGCTAGTAATATTTTAACAAATGCTACTACTGGTACAACAAACTGGATTTTATACGGTGCTGTTGGTTTAGGTTTAATAATATTATTAAGTAAAAAATAAAAAAATGACAGCTTTACAAAGTATCATAAAAAAGGCAAAGGAAATAAGAAAAAAATTTCCTAAAATGGAATGGAAAAAAGCCGTTGCCCAAGCGTCAGCAATTTATGCAAAATTGCATAAAGGCAAATCACCAGTAGGTAAAAAACGTACTGTAAAAAAGAAAGCAGCTAAAAAGAAATCAGTTATGATTAAAAAGAAAGCTGTTAGAAAAACAGCTACTAAAAGAGCAAAAAGAAAACCTACTGAAAAAGCAGTTTTGAAATCTATTAAACACGCAGAAAAAGTACAAATTAGACACATGTCTGGAATTGGTAAAACAAAATTTTATATATAATGGAAAATTTAGTAATAGGTGCAAAATATGCAAATTGTTATTTTGTAACATATCCTTATGGTAGTCAATTAAATTTTTTTGCTACATCACCAGTCGCATTAAAAGATGGTTTAAAAAATATTAAACATTCGTATCAACCAAAAGTATATGAATTAATAACTTGGACTAAAACTCCAAAATTTAAACCATTAACAAAAAGAGATTTAGAAGCAATTTTAAAATCATATTAATAAACAATTTTTTCTCATAAAAAAAAAACAATCAAAATGGCAAGAAGAAAACATCACGCAAAACGCCACCATACTAAAAGACGTCGCCATAGTGCAATGCACGGTATCGGTGGAAGCGTAGCATCTGCGGCATATATTGCTGGTGGTGCTGTATTAGCTACTATCATTAATCAAAAGTTAGTTAGTCCAATGTTGGACAAACAACCTACGATGAGTGCTAATACTAAAAACATTATCCAAGGAGCATTACCTATTGCATTAGGTATTTTTACTCCTAAATTCATCAAAGGTGCAACTGGATCTAATTTAGGATCAGGTATGATTGCAGTAGGTGCTATGAACTTAGTTAAGACAACTGGTTTAATCAGCGGTATTGGTGCAAACTACTATGGTAACAAACCAGTACGTAACATTGCTGGGTATCAAGGTGCAACAGCTGGTACATACATTGCTGGTATTAAGAACGCAGCAATTATGGAGGCTTGTTAATTAACTTTTTTAACCTTTAATAAAAAATAAAATAAAATGGCAAATAGTCAAGTGGGTGCTAGATTAGTGTTTGAAAACGCTAAAACCCTTATCAATCAATTAGGATATGATACATCTCACGCTGTATTAACTCCGTCTTACTTACGTAGTGAAAGTTTATTAACAACTTCATCTGCATCTTATCAAGTTCCTATCTTAGTAAATCAGACACAGAACGGCAACACGCCGAGCGTTAGGGAGTCCCGCCTACAACTCCAAGATATGTTTGTCGTAAGTTCAATTCAGTTTTTATTAGTATCAGGAAGTTCAACTACTGGTAATGCTAAAAACTATACTTATCCAAACTTAACAGCGTTCCCTACTGGTGCTGCACAGTTGTATAACATTTACAATGGATTTTTCTCTATTCAAGTAAATAACCAAAACGTATTACCTAAGTGGCCTTTATTACCACACTTAGACGTTCCACAACAACAACAAAATACAAACTTTAACGTTGCGTCTGTAACAAGTCCAGCACAGTTTGCTATTGACCAAGTTAGTATGGATGAATACGCACAAACAGTTTGTGAGCCTAATATCGTGTTAAACGGTGCTAGTAACATTAACGCTACTTTGAACTTCCCAGCTGCACCAAGTGCATTGGATAGTAATACATACGTTGCGACAATTTTTTATGGCCTATTGGCACAGAATGTCACTAGTGTTAAGTAATTGTATTACAATAACTTATACTTTTGCGAAGTCTAAACGCTAACCGCTGGGGGACGGTCAATTCCCCCTATTTTTAAAATTATTAATGAACAAATATGATACGTATTGAAAGGTTTGAATATTTGGAAATACCAGTGCCATCAGGTAGCACATTGACTAGATTTCAGTTCCCTGATGCACCACAACTTAGAAATGCTAAGATTACTGGTATTCAAGTATATACCGCTGGATCAATAACTGCAACTGCTTTGACTGGATCTACTCCAGTTACTACTGCGGATATGAAAAAGTCTTTCTTAACATTGTATCAAGGTGATCAACAGTTAATTTACAGTTTACCTATGATCTCTTTGAATAGCATTGTTAATAGTGCGGCTGATCCATATACTTTTGAATTACCATCTGTGAATGGTTTGACAATTAGCTGGACAAAAAGCTACGTAAGTTTACCAACAGCATTAGCTACCACTGGTGTAGCTTACTCTTTTGGTATTTACTATAACTTTTAAATTATAATACTATGGCAATCGAAAAAGCTATGGTAACTGGATCTACTGGTATTATGGACTGGTTTGACAGAAACGCAACCAGTCCGTATTACTCAGTTTGGGTTAAACCTAAACAGTTACTATTTTCTTGGAATAATGACGACAGCGAGGCTGGACGTAGTAAATTAGAAAATGATTTATACGCTATTGAACAAAATGGTGTTAATGATCTATTGATAATTAAACTACATCCTAAAAAAGATAAAGCGGGATATATTACGGATAAAACTCCGATATATGCTAGTTTACTTTGCCGTCCGTCCGAATTAGAAAAAGTTGATTACTCTATGCAAAGAATGGCTGGAACTGGTTATAATAGTAAGATGGAAGAAACTCTTAATGCTATTTTAACTAAATTAAATCAGGATGAATTAGAAGAAGAGGAAGAGGTTGAAGATAAAGGTGTGATCGGTAATTTATTAGAACAACCACACGTTCAAAACTTATTAATATCAGGTATTACTACTTTATTAGGAAGTTTTGCTGGAATTAAACCACAAGAAACAGTTGCCACTGGACTTGCTGGAATAGATGACAATAGTACAAACGAGGCAATAACAATATTAAATAACTTAATGAATAAAGGGGTTACAATAGAACATTTGAGAAAATTAGATCAAATGGGATCATTGCAACTAAACTCTTTATTAAATATGTTATAACTTTTTTAACCTTTAATAATGGCGGGAATAGTTACAGCGGATAAAGTAGTAAATCACGATCTATATGCAAAGACAACAGTTAGTGCATTAGATTGGACTTTTAAAAATATTGCTAGAACTTTTAGTGCTGGGGAAAGGATTGGTAATATATATAGTTACTTTGTTAATGATAGCGGCCAATTATATTGGTTAATATATTTAAGCAAAGCAGATTATGATAATCAAAATCCAATATATGTATTACAAGAAACTGGAAAATTAGATGTACCAGACTTGCCTAATATTTTACAAAAAATTGCAGATGAACAAAAAGCAGCTGCAATAGAAAAAAACGGTGTTGTAGGTTATTATTTAGAAACATATTTACCTTATATAGTTGGTGCAATAGTTGTAGCAATAGCTTTGCCATCAATAGTTAAATCTATAAAAAAATGAGAAAAAAAGTAACACGTAAAAAAGCTACACGTAAAAGACGAGCAAAAAAAGATAATAAAGGTTTATTATTCTTAGGTTTAGGTGCTGCTTTTTTATTATTTAGTAGTTTTAAAAATAAAACTATTGCTGGGCCAACATTAATTAATCAAATAGATAAACCTACTGGTACTGATGAAGTTTATAGTAAAAAAGGTACTAAATTATTTGATATAAATAAAAATGTAGTTTATACTTTTGAAGATGCTGGTTTAGGTATGACTGTAACTGGATTTAATAACGGTATATTTAGCGTTGTATATGGTGATAGTTTCCAATTTGGTTTACCAGCTTTTGTTAATGTAAACGATGTAATTATCACAGATCCATCCGAATTTATAAAATAAGATTATGGCAAAGAGAAAAAAAGATAACGACTATACAATATTTTTACTAGTGGCGGCTGGGTTAGGCATATATTGGCTATTAAGAAAGCAAACTATGCCACCAGCAACAACAGCACCAGTAATACCAGCTGATCAGTCAAATATTCAAACAACAATGGATGCAAATGCTTATAACGTTAATTATGTTATTAACGGTATGAGAAAATTTGGTAAAGTACCTAATACTATATAAATATGAGCAATCTAAACGTACCATTAATAAATTATGAAATTGACTTTTATACAGTTGATACAAGTCAATACGTAGGCGGTGATAATGCAAACGGTTATGTATTTATTAATTACGGTAGTAGTACTGTAACAATAAATAGCGTAATTGTTTTACAACAAGGACAACAATTTGAGGTGCAAGGTAATACTGGTGAAAATACAAAACAAAGATACTTTGTAAGTTTTGGATCTAGTACAACTGGCAATAACGTAGTTATAGCTAGAAAAAGATATTTATTACCATAAAATATTAAAAAATGTCAATAGGACTATTAAATAGCGTTCTTAATCAAAAAAACGCACCAGCTATATATGAAGATATATTTGCAAATAGGCCTAGTGCTGGGTTTAGTGGCAGAATATTTATATCTACGGACACAAGCCAGATATTTGTAGATAATGGCAGTAGTTGGGTATTAATTGCCAACACTGGTATAGGATCTACTGGTAATTTACAAGTAGTAACTACGAATGGTAACACTACCAACGCTGGTATATCAATCACTGCTGGTGGTTTAGCTACCAATGCAGCACAAATAACTGGCTTATCACAAGCTGGTGGGGTTTTATTTACTGACGGATCTGGCAATTTAGCACAAGACACTAACTTTAATTGGGACAATACTAATAACTATTTAGGTATTGGACAAACTGGTACACCAACTGCACCCTTAGATATTCATAATGGCACAGTAGGGGTACAAATACAATTAAACGCTACCAGTACTAATAATAGTACTATTGCA